ACTCTTCGGTTGTAAACATCACCAGTCCAAGTCCACTTAATACATCGGTACTCTATGGTTGCCGCCAAGAGAAAGGCGATCACGGAAATGCCCAAACAATAATATAACTACAAAAGATTACAAAACAGAGAATAAGGACTGCTACCAAGATGGCAAACAGTCCGTCTTTCATTGCTGTGGAGGGTTCATCATGGTACTAAGCAAGCCTCTCGTGTAATACGAGGGTTGTGGGCCAGGTGTAGTACCAGTTAATAAGCCACTCATAGCTTTTTCAGCAGACTGTCTACGAATTAACGCTTGTAATTTGTCTGCACCATAACCTGCGGCAGCAATTGGAATTGAGTATTTCAAAGTCTCTGGACTACCAACACCAAAACCTACTGCTCCACCCGTAATCAATTGACTACGTTGGGGGTTGAACTTAGCCATCAATGTCAACAATGGATCTAAAGAACTTCCCTTGGCTACTGCTTTAATGGCATTTTGCTCATCTTTGCTAAACAAATTCATCTTGTTTTTGTTGGCGGCAAGACCAATAAACCCTTGGCGAATCAACTCACTCTCAGATGCGCTTGGATTTAAGGCTTTTGTTTCAGCAACATTTAAGATGTTATCAAGAGTAGAGGCACGACTTAGGTTTCTAAAGTCTTTACGGGCTTCCATGATTGTCTTAACAGCTACATCAATACCACCAGCACCAGAAACTACATCTTTTGGAGACAAAGCGGCAACGTGTTCATCAATGCTATCAACCATTTCACTTGCAAGTCTTCGAATATTCTTGTCTGGGTTGCTTTTCAGATTATTTGCCAACCTACGCATCTGTTCAACATTGTCAAAAGTAATGTTTCCTCGCTGAAGGATACTTTCATACTTGTTCAAAATGTTTGCAACAGGTGCGGCATTTTCTGGGATGTAATCAACAGCATCTAAACGAGACTTTACTTTGTCAACAAGGCTTGTGGCGTTTTGACCAGATATTTCAATACCCTGATCGCTTACCTTTGTATAAGCACGAGTTGCCTTTTGCTGAACATCAGCCATCGTAGTAGTTGGTTGTTTTCCTGTAGCAATTCGACCAGAAATATCTCCAGTAGCCTTACCAACAGCACCAGATACGCCTAAAGCGGCAATAGTAGCCGCCATATCGCTACCAGTAATTTCTTTTGTAGCTTCTGCAACAGGTTGTGCAACCATTGGAGCAGCAGTGGCGGCGGGAAGTTGACGAACCAAATCAGCACCAAAGATTGATTTTGGAGCAGTAGCCGCCATTCCACCCGCAGACACTAAACCTTGCATACCCGCTTGTGCGGCTCTTTCCATGCCAGTTTCAGGCTCAGGCACTCCAAGTTGAGTCAAGCCTTTGCTTTGTTCTTTAGATAAATAAGGAACACGTTTTTCTGATCCAACAATATTTGCGGCAACATTGGCTGCGCCACTTAAAAAGTCAGTAACAATATTAGATGGAGCAGAAACACCAGTAACTACAGCACGAGTAGCCAAACCAAGTTGTCTGCGCAACAAATCACCTAGACCTTGCTCTTTAGGAGCCTCAGAAGGTGCTTTAGGAGCTTCTGAAGCAACTTGCTTAGGTTCACCGCCTAAACTTGCCTTAATCTTTGTTAAAGCCTCTTCATTAGACAAACCATCAGGCAATTCATAAGATGCGCCCTTGTATTCATAAACAGTCGCCATGATGCTTACCTTTAGTCTAGTTTAATAGGGTTTTGTGCAGTGCCAGCTTTGATGCCGTAATAAGGTTCTACACCCTGTGATACACGACGACTATCAATGCGTTTTTGAGCATTTTCTTTAGCTTTTGCAGTAGATTTGGAGAAGTTACTAAGAGCTTCAAGTGTTGTTTTAGTGTCATTTCCACCAAAAGCCGCAATAAGTTCGTTGGCAAAACGCAACACATCCTTGTCTGTTTGAACACCTTTAGCGGCATCTGTCTTCAAGTTAGTGGCCTCTTGGACAGAACGCTGTAAGGCAGCATAGTTTCGGCTCTCAACAGAAGAGTTGCCTGCCGCATTCTGTGCTTGATAACGTAGATTATTGACAGGGCCAAGTTCTAATGGTGGTTTTCCAGTCTTAGGATCAGGAGTCAAAGACGCAATAGCGGGGGCTAAAGAACTCTCACGAGCAGTTAATGAATCAACCAACTCAAGCTCTTTGTCCTCTTCTTTCTGTAAACCAGGAGCAAGAACTTTAGGTCCTTTAAGTGATGCTGTTAATGTTCTCAATTCTCTTGCAGAATCAGCTCTCATTTGAGCAATTTGCAAGGCAGTAGCACCAGCCATACGAGCCGCTTCAATCTTTGCATCAGCCGCAACTTTAGCCGCATCAATTCTTGCTTGATTAGCCAGTTGTGCCGCTTCAGCTCTTGCTGTATTGGTAGCCGACCTATCAGCAGAAGCCTGTAAAGCCGCCAAAACTTTATCTGGTGAGCCATACTTAGTAACAATAGAAAGGACATCATCTTGTGATGCGTTCTGAGGAAGTTTAGACAACTCATCACGAAGTTGCTCTTCTTGCTTGATGGACAACTGAATCTTGGCTGCCGTTGCCAAAGATGCTTGTTCTGCCGCTTTTCTCTGTTGTGTTTGAGCCATCTCACCTTGCGCTTGACGAGCATATTGAGCTAACGCAAAAGCACCTTGTTGGTCACCTGCTTGAGCAAGCATCTGAGCACCTTTTAGGATGGACTCAGGATTGGTTTGGTCTATCTGTTGGGCAATAGCATTTCTAGCACTGATTAGCTTCAACTGAGGGTCTTCTATGCCCATAGCACCCGCAAATCCACGACCTAGTTGACCAACACTTGCCATCAGATTAGCTTGTGCCGCAGCACCAGGCGAGAGTTGCGCTAACTCATAGCCTCTTTTCAAATCTTGTTGGTACTGTTGACCCTGATACGCCTGTGGAGTCAAACCAAACAGACCCGCTACCATACTTTCTGCCATGATAATTCCTTAGAAGTAAAGCGAACCAAAATATTCGCCTGTTGATGGGTCTATACCAGTTCCATATTGACCATAACTAAAACCGCTTTGTGGAGTATTAAACAAACCGCCTAAAGCACCACCGATTGCTTGACCAAACATCGCATTAGGATTACCTGCCGCTATCAATCCTTGAGCCGCTAGATTTCTGGTTGCATCTGCACCTGTTGCAAGAGCTACGCTTTGACCCGCACCCCGCAATCCTAATTCACCCATTCTCGCTCCTGCCGCAGACGCTTGTTGACCAAGAGTAGCACCCATTTGGAGTGGTTGTTGAGCCATGCTTTCCAAGTTCTGTACTTGACCCAAAGCAGTCGTATAAGGCGAGTAAGCCGCTTGCTGACCACCATAGTATTGACCCATAGTCTGTGCGCCAGTATTAAGTAATCCCGCACCAAAGGCAACTTGTTGTTGCCCAGCTTGTTGAGCATTAGCCGCCAATTGAGCCTCTTGTTGCGCTCTGGCATTAAACAAAGCCTGTAATTCAGGAGTAGTAGCACCCAAAGTACCACCTTGAGCAACAGATAAACCACCACGACCTTGTTGTTGGAGTCTGTTTTGCAGATTGGCTAACTCTAACTCTCTGCCTGGTTGCAACAAAGCCATCTGTTGGTTCAGATAATTTTGTGCAACATCTTGTGGACTCTGAGCTAAGTATTGATTACCAAGACCGAACAATCTTTGAGCACCCGTCTGTAGTGGAGCAAACTGTGCTTGTGCACCTTCTGCTTGTTGTAGACCAGATTCAGCCAACTTGACCAAGCGATCCTGAGCATTTTTAGCTTCAGGGCTTAATGTGTACCCTGCGCCAGTCAACTGACCAGTAACAGGATCGACTTGGAATTGAGAAGTTCCAAAACGAGTTGTCATCCCAATCGGTCTAAACTGAGCCGCTTGTTTAGCCGCAGCAGTTTCAGCATCAATTCTTTGTTGAGCCGCTTGAGCCGCTTCTTTGGATTGTTGCATCTGAAGCAAACTACCCGCAGTACCAAGACCACCAGAGAATAGGTTTGTCAAACTGCTAGGAGTGCTTGTCAAAGCCCCTGTAATAGCAGGAATAGCCGCTTTTACCAAAGGGCTGATGGTAGATGTAACTGCGGGAGTCAATGACGTAGCTGCTGGTGTCAATGCCGTAGCCGCACTAGTAGCCGTAGGAAGTGTCGATGCCGCAGTTCCTGCCGCAGTAGAAGTTACTCCAGTAGGAGTTAACAAACCACTAGTACCTCCAACAGATGTGTTTAGTTGGGCAATTTGAGCCGCTGTCAAACCAGTTGCACCAACAGTAGCGTTAGCCAAAGCCGCATCAAATGCGGGCACTCCTGATAAAACACCTTCTCCCAAGAAAGTACCAGCACCAGAAGGCAAACCCGCTGCTGTAAAACCAGCACCCAAACCTCCCGCTGCCGCAAACTCTGACGCTGACAAACCCAAACTAGCGGCTTCTGCGGCTGTTAAACCTAGCCCTGCAGCTTCTGCGGCTGTTAAGGCCGTAGCACCAGTAGCGGCTGTTGCACCACCGCCTAATGCACCCGCACCACCAAATAGACCACCCGCAGCAGCACCACCAAGAACCGCCAAGACTACGGGGTCTTTAAAGGCGTCTACTAAACCGCCAAAGAAAGATTGATCTTTTTTGGTTTTTATCGTGTTTACAAGTTCGCCAGTAGGACTTAAAACTTGAACGTCTGAGCCAACAGGGGCTTTGTAGTTAACATCTCCCGTAGTTTTTTCAACGTAAATGTTCTCAATACCACCAACTTGCCGATCTTCTCCAGAACCTCGAACCTCATATTGAGGCGCAATCCGAGTATCTCCAAGAGTAACGGACATTCCTTCTGGGATTGTTGCCGCCACCCTAGAAACTACTTCTCCCTCTGGCAAACCAACAGCCGTAGCCATTTGTGCGGGAGATACCCCATATTGCTCCATAGCCGCAACAATCTGGGCATCACTCATGCCTGGGTTTGATACAAGAAAATCTATAATTTGTTGACTTGTCACGGCCATGATATTTATTCCTCTTCTTTAGGCAATTGAGCCTCTGCTTGCTCTTTAATCTTAACAATCAAAGGCCACACCCCTGACTTTGCAGGCATCTCACCCAACACATTCAAAATGAATTGGACTTCGTTTGTTTCTAAATTCAGATTCATGCTTGTCCCCATGGCAAACCTTGGGCAGTCACAGGATTCTTCTGCAAAGCAATGTTAGCGGCTAGTGCATCTTCTGTGGCTTGCTTGTCAACCGATTCCCATACCCAGTTAAGGACTGTTTCTTGTGTCAGGTCTGCATAAGGAATCGTAGGTGTTCCTTCTGCCCATGAGCAAGTTGAATAGATTTGGGCTGTGTAGTCGCCATCTACTGCAGTCGCTTGCCAGTGGGCTGTAAAAACGAAGCCGTTTGAGGTTTCACGCTCAAGTGTTGAGATAGTCCATTGTGTAGTCATACTGTTTCCTCTGTGTTTAATTTACTAATATCAACGTGTTCACGTTTGGCAGAAATGGCTGAATCCCAAATATATTTCGCAACAGCATAATTTACTTTTGTCAAAGGGGGTTGCATCAAATCGTTTTCCATATGGCTGTACCACCATTTATGAAAATTATTGATTTCATCTTTAGTCATGTCAGTCCTTAAAGATTAGCGGCATCAAGTCGTGCCTTGAGTGATTCAATGATTGCTTGTTGTTCTTGGATGCACTTCATTAGCGCATACTGCAAGTCAGTTTGGTAGATTACCCAGTTGTAAGATGTTGCCATGATTAAACTCCTTGTGTTTCTTGAGCCGCTTGATAAGCCGCAATCACCTCTGCTGTCCAGACTGTATTGCAAATTGCAACAACATTAGCTGGAACGCCTGTCAGGTCTTGTGCTGGTGTGAGGCTTGAACGATGGTAGGTTTGGCTTAGTTGAACGCCATCCTCCATGATGCGTGTGGCTTCACGATAGAGAACGATGCCGCTCTCGGTTACTGTAATTTGGTCAACAGTTATGGTTTTAGTAAGTGACATAATTTTCCTTTTAAGTTAATGTGTATTTAGCCGCTTTGCGTTTGTTTTCCGCAGATGTTATTACTTGCAAATTGTGTTGCACATGAAGTCCTGATACTAATTTTCCTTGCAATGGAATGATATGGTCAACATCATGTTGTATTCCTGTCTCTAGCGTCTTGCGCTGTGCTTCTGCATACATTGCTACTACTGCTTCTTTATCAGCCCAAACTGGTGTTGCTTGTTTACACCTCTGTTCACGGGCTGTTGTTGTGGCTAGTTTGCGATGTCGATTAGAGGCATACCATTGTTTGCTGTTGACAAGATGCTGGTCTTTGTTACGTTCATACCATGAACTTGTTAGTTCACTATGGCGGTCTTTGTTGACCTCAACCCATTTACGATTGTGTTCTAAACGACAAACTTTACACATTGCCTCAACCCCATTAGGTGAGCGCAAACGCTTGTAAAAACCATTTAATGGTTTATTTGTTTGGCATTTAGTACAAGTTTTCATTAGTCTGCTGCAAAATAGGTTGCTGATACACAAAGATTCGTTCCAGCTTGAACATAACTTGCCATGTCATTTGCACCATTACCTGCTGTGTAAACATACAAAACAACAGTAGATTCACCGGATGAAATAAATCCAACAACAGCGGTTATGGCTGAAACAGTTAAGTTATGAGGCCAAATTGTTACCGCGCATCTTGTACCAGAAAGCGCAAATGGAAGTCCTGTCATACGCAATAAACCAACAGGCGAACTAACAGAAGCAACAGTAATATATGCGTTTACAGTAACTTGTCTGCCAATCTTTGTATAAGAGCCAGTTTCAGTATTTGTTGTAATTGTTCCGCTTGTTCCAGCAGTAAGTCCTACAGTCCAAGTCCCTTGCTCATAGTCATCCAAAGTATTAGCGTCTGATGATGCTGATTGAGTTGCGGGGAATGTGATGCCAGCACCGCTTGTTGAGGGTGTTGCATTGCCAACACTAACTGTGTTGAGTGTCTGCAATCCACCAGACGCATTTAGCGTCATTGCTTGGGTAAAGGAGGCAACAGACCCTGCTGAACCATTACCCGCAGTAAACCAAGCATGAGCGCCAGCCGCTTGTGTGTATCGAGTTGCATCACCTGCCGCAATTCTTAACAATGCACCCGCAGAATCTTCATAAGCATTTGTGTTTAAACTAGTGACATAGTTAACAGCGTTATAAAGAATTGTTTGTGCGCCAATTTGAAGTGCTTTGTAGTTGCTTCCCCAAGCACTCGGTGTAACACCAAGCCCAACATTCTGAGCCGTATCAATCGTGAGGGCAGTTGTATTGTTTGTGCGAATCAACAAAGGTTTATTTGCATACCCTGCTAAATAGATATTAGAAGCATCAGCCCCAAAATATGCTTGAGCCGCACCAGCAATAGCAAGTTCATATGCAACATTACCAGATGCAGTATTGGTTGTAACTGCCCGATTCCAAGTCAAAATATTTGGAGAGCTAGTGCCAAACCCCACATTGATGCCGCTTGCGGTGTATAGCGATGTGCTTGTTAGGCGCATACCTTCAGAGGCACTTGAACCTGTGCCAAATATCAACGAAGAAGTATTATCAGATTGAATTCGTGCGTATTCAGTTGCTGACGCGTTGGCAAACCAAGCAAGAACACCAGTTGCATCAGAGGCTCGGCCACGAATAGCAAGACCTTGACCGCTAGTATTAGAAACAATTTCTGTGCGATAACCAATAGCGGCAGATGCACCACCAACAATCAATCGGTCAGAAGAATCAAAAGTAAGCGCAGAGCCACTTGTCAGAACCTTAGAGCCGTTCAGGTAAGTAACTCCGTTGGCTGTGCCTCCAGAGAGGGTTACAGCACCAGAAGCCGCTACAGTTGTAAAAGCACCAGTAGTAGGTGTTGTAGCACCCACAGTACCATTGATGTTGATAGAGGCTGTACCTGTAAGGTTAGTCACAGTACCGCTAGAAGGTGTACCCAATGCTCCACCATTGACAACAGGAGCGCCAGCAGAGCCTACATTGACCGCTAGAGCCGTTGCAACACCTGTTCCTAGACCTGATACACCTGTAGCGATAGGAAGACCTGTAGCGTTTGTTAAAGTTGCACTAGTGGGTGTTCCAAGGATAGGGGTTACTAGGGTAGGAGAGGTAGCAAAGACTGCTGATCCTGTTCCTGTTTCGTCTGTCAAAGCACCCAAGAGTTGAGCAGAAGTAAATGAACCCAAAGATGTTGCATTGCCAACAGAAGTAACTGCACCTGTTAAGTTAGCATTAGTTGTGACGTTACCCGCAGTCAAACCAGAGGCAGTTCCTGTGATGTTTGTGCCTACCAAAGCAGATGGAGTGCCTAAAGCAGGAGTAACCAAGGTGGGTGAGTTGGCGAACACCAAAGCACCAGAACCTGTTTCATCAGATACGGCAGAGGCTAGGTTGGCAGATGATGGAGTACCCAAGAACGTAGCCACACCAGTACCAAGACCAGAGACACCTGTTGAGATCGGCAGACCAGTTAGGTTAGTAGCCGTACCAGAAGCAGGAGTTCCCAAGGCGGGAGTCACTAGTGTTGGCGAGTTTGACAACACTACATTACCTGTACCAGTAGATGAAGTTACACCAGTACCACCATTTGCTACTGCTAGAGTGCCTGTAATATCGGAAGTAGAAAGAGTTACTGCATCCCAAGAGACATTCGTTCCATCACTTTGGAGGTACTTATTTGCCGCAGAGGTTTGAGCAGGTAATAGATTATTGATAGCCGCAGTAGCCGTAGAAGCTCCTGTACCGCCATCAGCAATGGCTAAGTCTGTGATACCTGTAATTGAACCACCAGTAATTGCTGCAGCAGAGTTATCTGTCTTCGTAGAGATGGCAGTAGAGATGTTATTGAACTCAGTGTCAATCTCAGTACCACGGACAATCTTAAGTGGATCACCAGGACTAAGGTTATCTTTGGTGGCAAAGTTAGTACTTTTTGTATAATTGGACAATCTATTCTCCTTGTGTGAGCTTCATACTCACGAAATCTTGCCGTTCTTAGATTGAATCTCAATCTTCTGAATTGACAACTGTGTGCCGTTAATGGTGGTTTCGTAACCAGTTTGAACAATCTTTCCTGCACCAGAAGCACTTACATCTAGCGTCTTGATAAGCACACCACCAGAGTATTCTGCCACACCATATTCAGCAAGACCATACTCATAGTTCTTTTGTTCAGGGATGTAAGCATTACCCGATAAGTAGTTGGCAGCGAAGTCAAATCCCCACTTAATCGTCACATATTGTGCAGACCCGCCAATCACAACAGTTTTGATTCTCTTGAGAATAGAAATCTGATTCTGATTACCCAAGTCTGCATGATTAGTAAAGTAAGAAAACCGATAAGTAGATGTGTGATCTAAATAGCTTGCGTACTTACCAATATACCCATTCTTGCCAATGTATAAATCACCATTACGAAGCGAATACAGGCTTGTAGGGGTAATTGAATCCCACTTAGTAACCCTAGCCGCACCATCTTGCAATTGCATCTTTGTATCGAAGCAAAAGACTTGTGCAGTTGATGGCAGAGTCAACAGATAAAAAGCATTCTTTTCTGAGTAAACAGACTTCAGATTAGCAAGAGTCTCTACCGCCAAAGATGAAACCAAGTCGGAACGAACATTCTTTGATAGGTCTCTCAGAGGAGCAGACTTCTCTTGGATTGTCCTCATCAATGAACGAACACCTGAGTCAGACAAGAAGATTACGTCTGTACCGATACTTTGGATTGAATCACGAGCAATACACCCAATAGAGCCTACAGTGTCGCTCAACTGGATCGTAGAAGGAGTAGTAGCCCCCTGATAAACAAGAATCTGTCGTTTACCAAAGATGAATAAGAAATCATTGTGAGCAGCCAAGCCCATAATCTCATCTGCGCCATTAGGCCACACACGAGAAATGTCCAGTGAGCCAGTTGTCCCACCAGACCATATGTGACCCGCAATCAGGTCTGAGAAGCTGATAGTGACCTTATCTGTAGATGTATTAGCCACCCATAGACGACCAAAAGCAGAAATGCAGATGTTGGCAGAAGGAACAGTACCCGTATAACCAGTTTTCTCAGAAACTCTGCGATAAGTAGTTGTACTTATAGCAGGATCAAAGATGAGAGGATCGTGTCCTGATTGGAAGAAATAAGTAATCCCATTCAAGGAAGCACAATGCCAGTTATTAGCAGTGATGGTAGGAGCAGACCCACCTCCCCCATAGGTCAATTCAGTTACGGCATTTGAGCTATTGAACTTGAATAACTTGAGATTTCCTGCGAACAGAACAGTCAAAGTGCCATCAGTCTGAACTAACTCATGGATGACAGTAACGTCATTAGCACCAAGATTGCCAGACGATGAGTTAACCCTTGTATAACCTTTACGAGAGCCAACACGACCATATTGGTCAATCACGCAGTTATTGGCGACCAAAGCAAAGCCAGATGCCAAATCCAATGGCGAATCTTGCGTATTCAGGCCATAAAAGCCTGGTGCGCTAATGCTTTGACTTTGAAGTGGTGCAGACATTAGACCGCCTCAAAGTTGTCTTCAGGATAGCGAGTGCTTTCCATTGCAATAGCATCAGATAGCATTCCCCTAAAGAGTGCATAGGCTTCAGAAGATGCAGTCCCTCCATCCTCACCACGCTCAATCAAAGCCCGAGCATAAGCACTCTGAGTAACCAAATAATCTAATACTTTGACAGATGTTCCATCTGATGACAATGTAGATTGTGGAACTATGACATCAAACTTCAGCGTAAACACGCCAGAAGGAACAGGAAACAAATCAATCTTTGTATCCCCATTTCCATCTACACCATTGAAACAAAACTCGGAAGGGATAGACTGCGAAGGTGTGCCAAAGTTTAACTTGCGGTTCATGTCAGAAACAGCAATGTTGTTCAAAGTAATTACGCTAGTCGTATTGATCGCATCCATCACCCTAAACTTCTGACCAACACCAGTTAAAGCGTATGAACTTGTACCAGAAGTCGTAGTAACTGTAACTGTCTGAGATAAAGAATTCCAAGTGTAAGCATCTTCAATTTGACGCTTGGCATCATTGACAAATTTGCCAATTAAAGCAGAATAGGATGTTTCTGAAACAGTAGATACATTTGTTTCACGCAATCGAGTCAATACATCATTAACAAGTTCTAAGTAGGTCATGTTCGTTGTGCTCCATTAACCTCAAAGGTTGCTAGAAAAGTGAATGTACTTGCACTTTGAGTCGTAATCTGAATCTTATCGCCTTCTTCCAAAACGATATAAGCCGCACCATCAAACTGAAGGTATTGCTTTGAAGTAAAGTCGTATTGAGTAAGAATATCGTAAGTAGCCGCTAGACTTGCGTCATACCATTGGACTGTGATGTGCTTTGTCGATCCACCAGTATTGTGGACGTACATGACAATAAATTTGGCATAATAGCCCGTTGGAACTGTGTAAACAGTCGTCAATGTTGCCGCAGTAGGGCTAACTCCAACGGATATAGGTCTCACTTCTTATTCCTCTTAGAGATCGCTTTAGCCTTCGCTTTAGCGTCTTCCTTGGACGATGCACCCCAAGCTCTAAGAGATAGAAGGAGTCGGGTAGGCTTCCCATCTTTCATCTCAGCGCCAGGCATATTGCCCATTCGTGCTAAAAAGGATGCCCTACGAGGGTTATCTCCCGACTTTACTGGTGGTTTTAAATTACCACCCGTTTCTGCATTATACGATGCTCTTCCTTTGGCATTCAAGCCCCCCTTGGGGTTTTTTCCTTCTTTTGTTTGCCAAACAGGAGTTTTCATTTCTTCTTTGCGGTCTTAGCCGCAGCCTTAAATGCTGCCTCAGTAGGAGCACCTTTAGAACCAACTTTACGCATCTTTTCCTTAGAACCAGCTTTGATGCGTTCTCTCTTTGCTAGGATGTTGGCATAAAGACCTTGTTTCATTTCTTCTTCCTTGGTTTGCTCATACCCGCAGAACTTAAAGCAATCGCAACTGCTTGTTTAGGATTCTTGACAACAGGGCCACCCTTACCAGAGTGCAAAGTTCCTGCTTTAAATTCCTTGTATACCTTGGAGATTTTGGCTTCTGCTTTGGTTTTTTTCATTTGCCACGACCTGCTTTTTTCATCATGTTAGTTGCTGTGCGACCACCACGGGCAGGCATTGGTCGAGTCTTAGGCTTACCAATAGCAATCATTATTGCCAATGGCATACCTTTTGGCTTCTTCATTTCTTTAGGCTTTGTCATTTTCATGGTTTTTCCTTCGTAATAGGCCCGCCACCTTTCCACGCATCACAAGTACGGGCGGAAGCACAAGTGAATTGAAATAAGTCGCAATAGCCGAGATCAGCGGCTTT